TTTCACCCTCTAGTTTTGTTGAATTTAGTACAAAAAAAAAGCCTCGCTAATGCACACGCGAGGCAAAACAAACCGATTAAGTATGAAAAGAATTGTATTATGAGTTTCTTAATTCAAGGGCTTTCGCTTCGTACCATTTAGCCTTTGAGAGATCGCGTTCGATTGGTTGTTCTGGTTTCAATCCCATTCTTTGCCTATACTTAAATGCGGACATTTCACAAAAATTAATGCATGCCTCAACTCCCCAAATTGCGATCATCATTTCTATTGTTTCAAATTGTCCGGTTTTGTAATGAGCCGGATTGATATAATCATATTTAAAAGAATCCATTTTTATTTTTTTATGAGGTTGAAAAAGGTTGATTCCACACCGGGTTTGAGTGGGTTGTAAGTTGCTGAAATTACCTCATTTTCATATGAGGCAAAATGAAGATCAATAATATAATAATAATCAGGAATCGAGTAAATTATATCATTACTGTATTGATGCCCTATCAATGTGATCCGTAAAATATCACACTCCCACCACTCCCACTCATAAATATTTATGAATGTTTCATTGTCGGTGCCTGGTGGATAGGTTCGGAGTGTGCCATTTGGTGAAAAATTCCAAATCGTTTCCGCCCCATCCAGATCGGAGGAGAAAATATTGGAGGTAATAAATTGACCGGTTTCATTTTCGGCGGTACAAATTTGATCATCACTTTTTGAGCAACTTGATAATAAAATAATTGCAAATAATAGAACAAAATAATTTTTCATTTCAGGGCATTTATATAGTTACAAAATTAAGTTTCAACAATATACGGAACGCTCTCCCCTATCCATTTTGAATTATCAAAATAGGCGGAGGCATATCGGGTGCATTCGTCTTTTGTGATCTTGAGTTGAATAAAAATCCAATTGCCGGAGGCGGAGATTGTTGGCGTTACATTCTGGCTTAATACTTTGTCTCCACCATCTATCTCATATGTCCATTCCCATTCAAACCCCGCTCCGGTGGGTAAAGTATTATTATTAATAATGAGGTTTGTGAATCCTCCGGCGGTTTGGTTCTCAAAAGTGAATTTTGGTAATGTTCCAATTGGGCAAGTCCTTGTCCGTTTCTTTGGGTCTAATGAGTGATAACTCATTGCCCTAATTTGAAAAGATACTCTCCATCCTATATCGTGGTCGTGTCCAAATGGGCGAACATAATCGGCGGAGACTCGCGACGGGTTTTGCAGCTTGAGCAATGAGCTTTCGGAATCTTCTTTCAAATAGAAAATTAAATCTTGTGTAATGCTCTCGGTGAGATCTGCCATTCGCTCCACATCTTGCCAATTATCCGGTTTTGCATTTCCCATCACTACAAAAGCGCAATTATAAATCTTTTGAAAATTGACTCCAAAATTATACGATATAATGGGCGTTTCAAGCCATAAAACCGGGTAACAAATTTCTGATCTGTCAAGGTTTAAAATCTTTTGATTATCACCGTAAACAAATTCCTTAATTTCGGAATGCTCCTCGGCATAACTTTCGAAGTGCCGGCGAAGTTCCGGGATATTTGTCACGATTGGCGAATATATTGCGCTCATATTAATTCAAGTGTTTTTGATGAATCTTTCGAATTTTCTCTCTCAAATCTGTCGGATTTTTCTCCTCCTTTTTTTGATTGAGAAAATGAAAAATATCATGTGCCTTTGTTTTTTTAACTTCATTTAGATTTCCAAAAATGCGAGTTTCGGCAAGATGAATCAATGTTGCATCCCAACTTTGTGCCGATCCTTTTTTGGTCTTTTTGTTCGGGTCAAAATCAAAATACTCTCTCGCTATATGTGCCCGGCAACACAAAAAGAAATATAATACATAGAACTTTTTCACCTCCTCCAAATCACTCAAAAATTCTGCTCTAATCTTTACACTTTCCTCATTATACCCTACTCTCAAACCTCTTTTTTTCAATACCTTTTGGTCGGTATTTAATTCCCGCAATAAGATCGCACAAAGTAAATTGATTGAATCCGGGTTTTGCTTATCGTAAAAATCAAGGAAATGTTTTTCGGCTGCGATATACTCCTCGATTGTGAAATCAACCAATTTGCCGGAGGGCATAAAAAAAGAGTTTCCGTTGTGATGAATAATAGGTATAAAAGGAATGATAAGCGGTTGAGAGAAAACCCACAAAACCCGATCATGAAAAACCTCGACATATTGCTCCGGTGTCAAATTCAATGCGACCACTTTCGGCAATTTTCCGAAAACGGTCAATAATTGAGGAACGGCGGCGGATGGGTTTTTGCCTTTTGTCATGAGTATTTTCATAACTTTTAATATTTGCAACTGCCCTAATTCCGACCAACTTGCTGGAATCCTGAATTGATAACATTTGTTACCTATCCACCATTTTTTTGATTTCATCTGGAGCTTAATATTAATCGCTTTTTGGTTCATACCACAATGTCTTTTCTTTGCACTTAAATATTTTGGACAAAGATTTTATAAAAACAAAAATCATATGTGCAAAAAATAAGATCATTACAAAGAAACCAATAGGTAACAGTATTATGTACATAGTTTTGTTTTTTAAATAAAAAAAGGTTGCCTAACTTGAACCGGTTGGCAACCTCTATTTGAGCGAATCATCCCAATGAGTTCACTATAATTTTTTTTTTTTTGGAGTTCGATGTGGGCGAGCTACTTTAAGCCCGCCACATCATGAATATAGTATGAAACAAGGTAAATACATGAAAAAAAAGGGAGCCAAAAACCTCTAATAAAGTAACTGAAAAACCAAATTAAAATTAAACCAACTGGGCTCCCTTGCTATATCTAACCAAAGAACATGCAACCATTCAAAAGAAAGGCGGCGGAGGGTTGCCGCCTTTTCTTAACAAACTAAAATCTCATGAAAAATTCTTTTTAAAAAAGGAAAATACCGCAAGTTTTTGGGGTTGTTGGGGGGTGAATATTTTGCGGTATTTCCTTTGCACACGTATCTTTAAGGGTGTAAAATATGAGTGCGCGAACTTCATCACGCACTCACCCACACACTATGAGAACACCCAATTATTGCAAAATCTATTTTCAATCGTTTTTCAAACTCATTTGTTTGTTGGTTCAAATATCGTTTGAATTATACATTTATGCAAGTATTTAATACATAAATGTATAATTATCTAGTAAAAAGGTGTAAAAATACCCTATTCATGGTATATAAATTTTAATTATAAGTAAAAACAAGCATAAAAAAAGCCGCAAAAAACGGCTTTTCAATATCTTAATTTATTTATTGCATTTATACAAAGTTGCGTATATACGGATGTTAGCAAACATATTAAGAAGCATCCTGCGTTTTGGATTGTTCTTCAAAATAATTTTGCCAATCTTGTTTCCATTTGTAGTGTATTTCTACACCATCAGAAATTGAAAATTTTCCTTTAAGCTTTTTAAGTCTTTCTTGTAATCTGATAATTAAATCTGCGTGTTGGTATCCGATACCAAGTTCAGCCATATTACAAGCCATTCTCAAAAATTCAATTTCTTCTTTTCTGTCTTTAATTTTTACTTCCATTTTGTTTAAATTAATGATTATTAATAAAATACGTTTGCTAACAAAGGCTATATTTCAGTTGGCTAATTAAGGTTTTCGGTAACTTGACAAATTCTACAAAGCCAACCGAAAACATAGCCAAACCGTTATGCACAATAATTAAAAAAAAGGGCGACCACTCATACTCTAAAAAAGTGAGTTCCATTTTGTATTTTCTATTATGCTATTAGTTGCCTTATCAAAATATTCTTTATCTATTTCACAAGCATCTAAAGTTAAATTCATTTTTTCAATCTTATTTACACCATCTAAAGCTATCGCAATATTTCCACTACCTAAGTGAGTGTCTAAAATTTTAAAGCCTTCTTTTGCGTAATTAGTTAAAATATATTGGTATAATGTTTTAGGTTTTTGTGTTGGATGAAACTTTGTTTTTTTATCTAAATAAGCAGAGTATCTAAATATTCTTGGTGCTTTATCAAAAGAAGTCCAAGCAAATTCACAATCAGCAAAAGATAATCCGTTAGGTATTTCTTTATCCCAAATTAGATAATGTTTACAAGGTGGTAAATCAAAATAATTACCACCCCAAATAATTTGATTATTAGAAACTCTAAATAGTTCTTTAAAGTATTCTTGAGTAGGTGTGTTTTTATCCCAATCTTTGTTTTTCCATTTTCTGTTTTTGGCTTTAGATGCTTTTTTACTTTTACCAATTCCCATATTCATATTAGCTAAATCTAATCCGTAAGGTGGGTCAACTATTGCTAAATCAAAATGGTTATCCTCAAACCTTTTCATAAGGTCTAAATTATCTTCGTTAGTTATATTTAAATATTCTCTCATTCTCTTTGTGTTTATTTGCCTTCCTACGTCAGGCACGCCCTTTTTTTTAATTACAGATGCATAACAACGTGTATAATTCATTTTCGTACCTCAAACGAAATCATACACAATTCCGTTACCAACAAGCGGAGGAACATTTGTGCATTTAATCAGCTTATGTGGTAATTTGTCCATAATTAAATATTTTTTTGCCCTCCCGCTTTTGGGCTATTGCCCCATTTTCATAAACTATATCAGCAGCGACAATAATTAAATTAGCTTTTTTTTCCTTCGATGAAAACAATGTCATATGTGGGCCAAATAAAAAGAATGGTATTTCTTTTTCACAATAGAAACGAACTATTTCGGTAAATATAGAAAATGGGGGATTGTCAACAACAATACAATCTTTGGGGTATTCTACTTCCCTGTAATCATTACCAGGAAAAAAAGGTCTAATAATTGGTTGTTTGTCCTTAATTTTGCCTTTTTCTTTTAAGTAATTTAATACTACATCAAATACAGCCTTTGGCGTATAACAATCATCAGTAGTTTTTTTATCTTTAAACTTATCTACAAAATCATCATACTCAAATAATGTATTTGTTTTTTTCTTTTTCCCTTCTGCAAATACTATTTGTGAGTTTCCAAACAAATCCTTTTGCTTATAAAATGCTTTATTGCCCACGCTAAAAAATATTTTTCATAGAATTAAAAATTATTAAAATTCACTATCGGCATCCAATACCGCCTCATCATTAATCGCATCGGCTATTTGTCCGGAGGTCACATAAAATTGTTTTCTTGTTATTGCCTTG